CGGTACATATCACTACGTGCCATTATCTAGTTCCTTGTTCAGAGTATTCTATATCCATACCAATTGCAGATGACCAGTTAGCACCTGTAGGTGTTAAAGCTATTCTATGATAACGACCTGCACTTCTTACAGAGCATCTATCTTCTTGACTTGCTGTAACTGCTGTACCGTATGTAATAGTGTCATCTAACATACGTCTGGAAGCCACAGAAACGCTTGCAGAGCCATTATCTACAGAAGGTCTAATAAGAGTAAGCACAGAGTTATAACCGTATTCTAGGTCGTTAGTAATGATACTTCCTGTAGCGTTAGTTCCTGTGAATGTGATAATTCTAGTACCACGAACACCACCGAATAAGAACTTACCGCCTTTATATAGTCTATCGTCTAATGTCGTTACAAGAGAGTCTACAGTTTTGAGTGCTGCTGCGGATGCTGCCATATCTATGGCTACACCTGTACCTGAACCTGCACCTGTAGCTGTAAATAATACGCCTACTGTATTAGCTACTGCACCTATAAGAGTAAAGTCTGTATTGCCTAATGTTCTAATAGTATATTGTTTTGTGGCTACAAATGCACCTGCTGTTACGTTGTAAGCAGAGTCAAGACCATCTAATGTTGTACCTGAAGTAGCTAATGTAGCTAAATAGTCTACATCTGTATCAGCTTCGCACCATTTTTGTGTTTCAAAATTATAAATAAGTAGTGAACGACCACCGGATACGTTAGCATAATTCCAAATAACTAAATTACGTTCAGGATCTACTGCTGCTGATATAGAGTCAATGTCACCAATGTTAGCGTTGTTAAAGAAGTATCTATCTACTTTTTCAGAACCAATACCATTTAGTGTTTGACCATTGGTAGCATAGAAACCATCATCTGATAAGAAGTAAGCTGTGCCAGAGTATTGTGCAATAGAGTTACCTTCTATACATCCTACATTACGAGAAATAGTGTCAAATTGAAATATAAGTGGTGAACCAATATATGACATTCTTACAATGGCTTTTTCTAGGAATACTATACCAAACTCACCACCAACGATACCGGTGATATCACCACCATCTGGGAGCAATTGGAAGTCACTTTGAGAAGTCGCTGTTGTAGTCCAAGTGCTTGCATCATTGATACCTGACCATTGTACTTTGTTAGGGTTAGTGCCTGCACCAATATTACCTGCAACTACAAAGTCACGAACTGCTGTAATGTATTTAGCAATAGGTGCATCTGAACTTGCATCTGCAAAAGATGTAGAGCTACTTACATCAAAAGACTGTATTTTTTCAGAGCCATTAGACGCAAGTGCTAAGTTACCAAACTGTAAGAATTGCCATCTATTTGTGCCTGTATAACCACCTGCTTTAGACTCGTCTACTAGAGATAAGTCAGTATTGTCTACTTTAAATAGTTTAGTAGCACCACCAGCAAAGATATATACGTCATTGTCTAGTTTAGCAGCAAAGCAATTATTAAGGTTTTCTGTAGCCACACCTGAATAAGTTACTGCTGACTTAAACGGACCATATCCTATAGCTAAAGGAATAACATTGTTAGCTTCTGATACAGAGTCTAGTATAGATGGTTGGTCTGGTAACCATTCTTTAAATGTTATGCGTTGAGTAGCCATTATTAGGCTTTCATTATATAGCAAAGTGCGTAGTACGGAGGTAAGTTAGCATTAGTGCCGCTAGAGCCTGTTGTACCTGTATTACCACTAAATGTATGAGTATGGTCTGTTGTATTAACATTAGTTAGCCATCCTGCATTATCATTATCTGTTCCACTAGAACCTGCAGCATTAGTACGACCACTTGTACCAAAAGGTGATGGGATAACAGGGTTTTCTCCCCATGAACTATCATGTTGGTGGTTTGCACTTTGACCACTTGTAGTACCTGAAAAAGTATGTGTATGACTTACTACAACAGCATCTGCACTACCACCAGTAGCACCTACAGCATAAGTAGATGTAGCACCTACTACAAAACGGTTACGTAAGTCAGGAGTAGAACTTGAACCATCACATAATAACCAACCACTAGGAATAGAACCTGAAGAGCCTGACCATAGCATTATCATACCAGCTACAAAAGCACTTCCCCATGTTGGCGTATTGCTTCCACCTGCTGATAACAATACTTGACCGCTAGCACCTGCAGTTCCATCTAATTGGAAGCCGCCTGTGGCATTAAATGTACCTGCTACTGTAAATGGGTCACCAGAAGTGCCTGTTTGTTGGTCTTTTAGTAATGCCATTAAGCTACGAATAGCATTGTTTACGTTAGCTGGTGAACATCCTTCAGCAATATTGATATTGGTAATATCTGTATTATCTGCTGACGTTGCACTAAATTCTGAAATTTTGGTTTTTGCCATTTGTTTTCCTTAATTTGTATATCATACTTGCCTTAACCATGTATTAGATGGTGTTTGTGTATCTTCCCAATAATTACCTAATTCCAATGTATATCCTTCTTCCCAATAACCTACGTCTACATAATATTGTAATTCTCTATTTATCCATGTATTAGATCCATATGCAACTTGTGTCCATGTGCTAGTAGTTGCTGGATCGTCAGTCCATGATCCAGTTGTATATGGAACATCTGACCATTCTTCGCCTAGTATTTTGCCAATAGCAGTTACATATCCGTAACCTTGTACAAAACCTTTACCGCTATATATTGCATTAGGATATGCAGATACTTCTGCGTAAGCGTTAATATGTGCATCACCACTATACTCAACACCACCAAGACCTGTGACCGTTGCAATACCATTTATACTTCCGCTAGATGTTCTAACACGAGTAGCGTCAGATGTGACTGAAGCACTTGCTGTAATAGCACCACTATCTGTTCTAATTCTTGTAGCACTTGTAGTAACAGTTGCATTACCTGAAATACTTGCATTTCCACCAAATATACCGTTACCTGTTGCTACAATAGTAGCTGTAGCATTGATATAGGCAGATGACTGTTGTACTCTTATACCTACTGCTGTAACAGTAGCAAAAGCATTTATTTCTGCATTAGCAAATATATCAGATGAACCATCTGCTGTGACTGTAGCAGTACCTACGATAGAAGCAAATGCAGATGCTTCGTAATTTCCAATTGCTGTAACTAAAGCAAAAGCTGAAATAGCACTAGAAGATGTTCTAATTCTAGTGCCATTAGCTGTAACAAAAGCAAATGCAGTAATAACTGCACTAGCGTCTACAAACCTAGTGTCACCTTCTGCGTAACCATAATCCCAGTAGTCGTAGTCAACATAGTTTGTTGCCATATTAACTACACTCCTTTATTATTCTGGTTTATCTTCTTCTTTAGGCTCAAGTGCCTTTTTAAGCAAACTTACAAAAGCATCACGACCAATTTGTAACTGGTCTAAATTAAACCTGCTTGATGCTATCTTTCTATCTAAATCAGCTACATGATTAACAAGCGTTTTTTGCTCGTCTGTCATGTCTTCAAAACTGTATTCAACTTCATCTATCACAACTGGTGTCTTTTTATTTTCTGCCATTTGTTTTTCCTTTTAAATACCACCTTTAAAATGGTAGTGGTGGTGTTACTACCGTTGGGTTTTTCTTTTCATCTATCTGTGCTTGTACACTAGCTTCTGTTTCATCTTGGTTTACAGATGCCCATACCCAACCTAATACTTGGTTTTTAGTTAAGTCAGCATAAGGTGTGTAAGGTGATTCAGAGTCTAGTGTTACTCCACAAGAACCATATACTCTACCATTATAGTCACCGTCTACGCCTGTGCAGTCCCAGTGGCAAGTAAAGACGCAATCAGTTAGCCCATCCTTTTCAGGATAGCAGTTTAGTTGTACGATATTCCAATTTATTGCCATTTTGTTTTCCTTATTGGTTTCTAGTTTATTATTTTTAACCTATCATTAAAATACATGGAACGCAGTATGAACCATCTTCGTATGTAACACTTACATAGTTAGATGTTACTTTTGCAATAGTAGATGAACGACAAATGTCATCTGCTTGTGGTCTTGCTGTTCCATCACCTGCTGACTCTAGCAAATCACCATTTTGAACTGTAACTCCTTGTGCTATACGAATAACAAAGTCACCAGACTGTGCTACATAAAAGTCGTATGGGTTATCTTCATCATCTTCATCATATCTATCAAATACACCAGCTACTGCTTTAGATGCAACTGTTGTAGATACAATAGTCTTTGTAGCTTGTTCGTTAGGTAATGGTTGACCATCTTTTTCCCATTCACACATAGCATCAACTGATTCTAATACTGAACCACGATATACTGCTACTTTTGTTGTTTCATTGTAAAGTTGTGACCAACGAGATAAGTGACCACCATTGTATGATACTGTTGTACCTGATACAGATATTGTTCCTTCAAGCGCACCTGCTTGTATAAATTCAACAAGGTTTCCGTCATTGGTCAATCTATTAACATAAAGCCCAGAACCTTGGTCTCTACTAAATGCACCATATCCAACTTTATTAAAACCGATACCTGCAATAGTAGAAGTTGAAGTTAAAGTAGCTGCAGTGCTTGTATTTCCAATTAGTACATCCCCATTAGAGTCTATACGCATACGTTCTATAGCGGCAGTAGACACAGCAATAATATCTCCTGCTGGGAAGAATATACCTGTATTAGTGTCATCAACATTTGAAAATGTTGGATTTGCAGAGGTGGAAACTGCTGAACGAAGTCTTGCCCCGTTTTGTCCTGCTGCGCCATCAAGTACATTGGAACTACTTGTAAATTTGTTAGAACTTCCAAAGGTAATATCTCCATTAACGTCTAGTTTTTGAGCAGGACTACTAGTACCAATACCAACATCACCACCAGAGGTAATACGCATACGTTCTGCAGAGTTGGTATTAAAAATAAGCGGATATGCACCGCCTACATTTAAGAAGCCAGCGTAAGCAGCTCCTGATACTGTTCCTGTGGAATTATCTCTGCCAATATCAAAAGTTCCACCAGTATTTACATAGCTTGTTAAAACAAAACCAGTTGTTTCGTTTAATCTAATGCGAGCATTTGTTCCTGAAATATCAAGCCTAAATTGTGGACTACTAGTACCAATACCTACATTACCGCTAGAGTCTATACGCATACGCTCTGTGTTATTTGTACCAAATGACATAAAGCTATTAGAGCCATTCCACAAATAGGTATCGTTTCCGCTTTGAATTGCTACAAAACCAGCAGTAGCGCCAGTTCCAGTTGTTGCATTAGTTAGCTTTAATTCAGAACCATTTACAGCAGCATGAACTTGTAATAATCTGTCACCAGCAGAATAAGCTGTAGGACTCGTAGTACCAATCCCTACATTACCAGAGGAGTCAATACGCATTCTTTCTGTAGGACTAGAAGCACCATCTGCTGTAGTAAGAAATGTTAATCGCCCTGGCATATCATTAACACCTGGTGTACCATCTACGTTAGCATTAATTTGTGCTGCAATAACAAAGTTAGTTCCGTCATCACCTTCAAAACGTACTATACCTAACTCATCACCAGAAGATACAATTGCATTAGTACCTATAGTAGCACCTCTGGACTTAACAAAAGTATGAAAAGCACTTGCTGTACTATTAACCCATCTTGTTTGTGATAACGATGAACCAGCACCGGTAGTATTACTTAGTTGTAACGAAGGAAGAAGTCCACCAGCAAATGTTCTTGCTGTTGTTTCACCAATCAATACTCTTCCCTCATTGTTTATTACAAAAGGTGTAGCATCAGGGTTAGTGCTATCTTCTACAACAAAAGAATTACCACTTCCTGTTTGAGTAATACGTACAGCGTCTACTGAAGTATTTGCTACAACATTTAATGGGGTTGCTGGAGTTGCAGTACCTATCCCTAACCTATTATTAGCACTATCCCAAAATAAGTTAGCAGATGAACCAAAAGCACTTGTACCAGCACCAAAAGGAATATATCCTGCTGTAAGAGAAGATAGTCCTGTGCCACCATCTGCAACAGCTAGGTCAGTAATGCCTGTAATTGTTCCGCCATTGATAGTAGCAGACGTAATAGTTAAAGACGAAGCAGTATTGCCACTTTGTAGTTTATCTGTATTTAGGTTGGTAAAGTTAGAGTCTACCTCTGTCCATGTAAGCGGACTTCCCTTACCAACTCGTGTGACTATTGTTGACATTTATTTTCCTTTTTATCTGTCATTCTCAAATTTGCGTTAGGATATACTATGAAAGCGTCACAGACAAATTGCCAGTTGCTATCTTAAAAATATCGCCAATATCAATAGTTTTAGATGCGTCTAATGCTGTATGGTAAAGTAAGTTACCTGATGATAAAGCATCATTTAAACCTATCCAGCCTACTGTTCCCCATGAAGCTGTAGCTTGTGGGAATTCTACTGCTGCAGAATTAGTAGTAGCTCCGTTAGAAGGCGCACCAAATGTGACTGCTGTTCTAGCGTAAGAACCACCTGATACTTCTGTACCACTACCTGCGTCTGTAGGATCAGTTGTCCATAGTGATACGTAAACTGTAGCTGGTGATGTGTATGTGGTTGCTCTTAAAGTAGCATTAATAAGAGCATTTTCTAAAAAATTACTGAATTCGGACATAATTGTTTTCCTTTATTAAATTATCTTGGGGTGACGCTTAATGTTGTGTATGGATAGGTTGATCCAAGATCACTTTTCTTAATATTAGCAATAGCTCTATCGTATAAAGCAGACCATGTTGCTATTCTTGGATCATTGTATAAATATGGTTCTGCCTCTGCTAGAGTTGCGTAAAGTAAAGCATCTGGATAGTTAGCTAAGAATAAATTACTAGCTGTTGTGCTAGAAATAAATGTAGGTTGAGCATAATATAGAATTTGTACGGTATCAGTACCATTAGGTGTAGGAGCTAGTTTAAACTCTGCACCTAGCATAGTAAAATAATGTGCTTCGCCTGATAATGTAGTTTGACCGTTACGGAAGAATAAGTCAGGTGACTGATATTCTAGTCTAATAGGTGGATTACCTTGTAAGTGTATTTCTCGTACCTCTAACATATCTGAAGGTAAGGATACTGTGCCATCTGTAGTTGTAATAGTAGATGTAGCTACCTTTAGCATCTTTTCTGTTCTTAAATCACGTGACATTCTAAACTGTGCTAATTGTATAAAGTCTGGAATGATGCTATTTAAGTCTGTTCGTGCTAAGTAGCTTTCTACTGTTGCAACAAACGTGGTGTAGTTAGTTAATGCCATCTAATTGTCCTTTTAGTCTATCCCAGCAC